ATCAAGTTCTTTCGTCAGGAAGATAAATACAAAGATTGGACAATCATGTCCGAGTTCACCGTACTTGACTCAGAGCAGTGCGTATGTAAAACAACCATCGCAGATGCTACTGGACGTGTTATTGCCACTGGGCATGCGCATGAAGTGCAGGGTTCATCTAACATCAATAAGACCAGCTACGTTGAGAATTGCGAAACCTCAGCAATCGGGCGTGCTCTCGCTATGCTTGGAATCGGAATCGACACGTCTATTGCGTCAGCTAATGAAGTTCAAGACGCAATCGCAAAGCAAGGGACTGACGAGAAAGCAGCGAAGATTAAAAAAGTCCAAGAGACCTTTGACACCGAGCCACCAGTAAACATCATGGATAAGGCTGTTGCTTACATCAAATCGCAGACCGACAAGAAGAAGGCTTTCGAAAGCATCATGGCTAAGTACGAGGAATCTCTCACGGCAGGTCAGATTGCTGGACTACAGAAGTTTGTGCGATAATGCCCAAGGAAAAGATACTCGATCGTAGGCTCACAGACTACAAAACGTGGACTCAATACAGAGCTCACTGCTTGAGAACGAAGATGCGTAAGCATTGGGTAACGGAGGGCAACCCTGAATTTTCGGGGTTGTTCTTCATCAAGCACGAAGACTTCCTGGGTGATATCGATATAGCCGAGTACCACATCAACTGGAAAGGCAAAGGGTTCTGGCTTACACCTGGAGACCCAACTGCCTGGGCTGAAATAGAGACCTACGACTACGTAGACACAGAAGGAAATCCAATTTACGAAGATGATTATATCTGAAAAACTACAAGAACGGTACGGCAAATCACACTTGTCCTACTCATCACTCAAGCAAGCGCTGGGTGACATGGCTCAGTTCGACCGATACATGAAGGGAGAACTGAAGTATGAATCCGATGCATTACATTTCGGTACGCTGTACGACATGCTGTTATTTGAGCGTGAGAAAGCATTCGAGAAGTACATGGTGCTGTCCGAATCAGAAGTGATGGCACAGCTGTCAGACAAAGCTCGCGGTATGAAGAAGCCGTCGATGACTTCAGAATACAAGGCTGTAGTTGAAGCGATGAAAACCGAAGCCCTCGAAGAAGGCAAGACCATCGTGTCGCATGACGATTGGCAAATGGCTAACGACATGATCGACCGCCTCGCTACCTGTGGGTTACTCGATACATACCTGGCTGGTGATTATCAGGTAGGTTTTGTTGAGGAACTACACGGGATACAAGTGAAGGGATTCCTTGATTGTCTCGGTGATGGATTCATCAGTGACAGCAAGTCAGCACGAAGCGCCGAGAAGTTTCGATACGCCGTTCGGGATTTCTCATACGATATCCAAGCATACATCTACACCAAAGTATTTGGCATCAAGGACTTTTGGTGGGTAGTACAGGAAAAGACGTACCCGTACCTTCCCGCTCTCGTTAAGTGTTCAGAGGAAACGCTGTTCACAGGCGAGATGAAATTCAACGACGCAGTAAACAGAATTACTAAATTTTTATCCGAGGATTATGAACCAACAACAGACTACCTCCAGTATGAGGTATAAAAAAATCGCAAAACGTTTGCTGTTTGTAACAGCAGCTATTATCTTTCATGTCTTATTTACTAACTTTCTTTACAAATGAGTGATCAGAGCAAGAAGTACGAGAGTGTTCTCGTAGGCTGGGCGGATGAGCCTAGCTACAATGACAACGGCGAGTTGATGGGGTGGAGTTTCCGCCTCAAGGACAACGAGCTAAAGGACTGCATTGACCAATACACCACCAAGCGTGATGCTAACGGTCAAGGCGGTAACGTTCGATTCCGCCTCTTCATGTCGAAGAACGGTAAAGCATGCCTTAGCGTGTGGGACCCGAACAGCGATGCGGCGCAGGAGCGTCGTAACAGTACGGCTAAAACTAAGGATACCGAAGATATCCCGTTCTAGTATAGTGGTTTATAGGTTAGCACGAGGGGGTTGGGCGCGAGTCCTTCCCCCTTTTGTTTCCTCTTAAATTTGCATCATGGGCAAACCGATATATTACATGACTGGTACGGCGACATTCATCAAGAATAAAAGCCCACAGACAAGAGCTATATGGGTTGTAAGTCAGTACGATAATCCAAGGGATATAATGCAACATGACAAGCACACCATGTATAGACTTGAACAGGAGTTGCTTACCCCCAAGGCAAAGCAACGAACAATCATCATCAACAAGGTTGAGAATATTAAACAAGTAGGAACCACGGTAGATGTCAAAAAAGCACAGTGACGATCAGGTAGGCGGGTATCATTACAAGCATATGAAGATTCAACCAACTGAATTCATATCCGTAAACAGCATCCCGTTTATCGAAGGAAACGTAATCAAGTACGTCTGTAGACACGCTCATAAAAACGGAAAGCAGGACGTGCTAAAAGCAATTCATTATTTAAACCTATTAATCGAATACCACTACAATGAGAGTAACGATCTTCCAGGACCTGTACAAGAAGGAGGCGCAGGATGCGCATGTTGTGCAGATTGCGACTGCCCTAAAGCGGATACAGGAGGGAAATTCTGCAACCAAGATTGAAGCCATACGCAATGGATCAAAAGACTTTAAAAAGACGCTCCCCGTCGTACTCTTCAGTGGGGAATTTAAAGGACGTTACGATGATGCGCTTGAGTGCCACAGCAAATTCATTGTTCTGGACTTCGACCACATTGATGTTGCGGCATCCAAGGCGCTTCTATCCACGGATCCGTATGTCTATAGCTGTTGGGTTTCTCCTAGTGGTGACGGCCTTAAGGCGCTCGTTAAGGTAACGAATCCTGAGCGTCACCGCGACCACTTCCGTGCGCTGCGCACGTACTTTCACAAGCAGTACGATCTCGAAGTAGATGAGTCGGGTATCAACGAATCCCGTGCTTGCTTTGAGTCATACGACCCAGACATCGTAGTTAACGAAGGTTCAACACCCTTCGGTGCTTTCGCTACGGAGAAATCAGAATCACAGGTAGCTGTATCAAAAGCTGGCGTGTACACCGACTACGAGAAGATAAACATCGCGACACACATGATTGCTCAGTGTGCTGACGGAGAGAAACACAGCACGCTACTAAGAGCAGGCAGGCTATGCGGAGGTTTCATTTCGGCTGGACGTATGGAGGAGGACGAAGTTGTACGTATCCTTAAGCGTGAGATTCTCAAACGGGATATCGACGACGAAGAGCTCGCTATGAGGACCATCCGACAGGGCATCGAGGACGGTAGAAAGAATCCTATCCATTCTACGATGGAGGATCTCAAACGCGCTAAGCGTGAGCTGCTAATCAACAACGGAGATATGTCGTTCATTTCCTCGGATGACGAGGATTTCAGGTGGATTGATGACTACGCAAACGGAAAGATCGAGGTAGGCCTGAACACGGGGGATAAAGAGATGGACGAGTTCTTTCGGTATAAGAAAGAGTTCACTATCATCAATGGTCATAGTAACGTAGGTAAAACTACTATGGTGCTGTACCTCATGGTCAACGCTGCTATTCGTCACGGATGGAAATGGGTGGTATACTCCTCTGAGAACCGCACAGCCTCTCTTAAAAAATCGCTAATTCAGTTTGCAATGAATAAGTCTGTTAGTAGCATGAATCACATGGAGAGAAAGCGAGCTTACGAATGGGTGGGTAAGCACTTTACCGTGATTAGCAACAAACAGGTTTACAGTTACGGAGACATCATGGTCTTCCTTGAGAAGATCCTGCGCCAGCAGGATGTAGACGCAGTGTTTGTTGACCCATACAACAGTCTTAAAATTGAATTAGGGGCTTCGAATAAGAGTAGCCACGAATACCACTACGAAGCAGCCTCTGAGTTTCTTACCTTCTCTACTGCCAACAACGTAGCCGTGTGGTTGAATATGCATGCATTCAGCGAAGCGCAACGACGGAAAGGAGACGACGGATTGCCCACGGCCCCCTATGCAGAGGACACAGAAGGCGGAGGTAAGTTCGTTAACCGAGCCGACTGCTTTATCACTATTCACCGAAAGGTTCAGCACCCTGAGCATTCTCAGCGTAAGATTACGGAATTTCACGTCCGTAAAGTTCGCGATGTAGAGACAGGCGGACAGCCTACGCCTCTCGACGAGCCAATACGCTTCGAAATGAATACCTCAATGACAGGATTCAGGGTTTGGAAGACGCAAGAAATGTTGTTTAAATCTGTTGATTTGCAGCCAGCTGAACAAGATTACATAAAGTTTCCCGTTAACTCTTCTTTTTTAGAAAATTAGGCTGTACCTTTGCTTAAGTGAAGCGAAAGACAAACGGGACTCCACGGAGAAAGTCAGCTAAGAAACGAAATTTAGGTAAGTACAAAAGCGGACTAGAAAAAACCTGCGCTGATTTATTAGCTGAATCGGGGCTAAGTTTTACCTACGAAACTCATGAATACATTCTCTTGGATAAATTCAGATATCCAGGAACATACCTAAAAATGACCGCCAAGAGGAAAGACTTATCGGACCGAACAGATTCGATAGTCCTTCCTATTAAATACACCCCAGACTTCGTAGGACCAAACGGAGAATGGGTTATTGAAACCAAAGGGTATACGCCCTCGCACCATGATTTCCCGATGCGATGGAAGCTATTCCTACGCCACTTGATCGACTCAGGAGAACCAGTCCCAGCTCTCTTCATCTGTAAAAACAAACAGCAGGTGGAGCAGGCTATTGAGAAATTAAAAAACCTAGGGTATGGTAAAAACAGAGTTAACAAAGGAAAGGCTAAGTGAAAGCTACAGCATAGCTACCCAGCGTATGCACAAGCTTATCACTGAGTTCTACGAGGATCTCCACGGTGACGATGGGGATCCGCTCTTAAATCCTGGCATCGTTGCCAATATGGTTTCTGCTTTCAGAATGGTTCTCAACCATGAATTTGACCTCATCAAGGAAGCATCGTATCAATACTTTGAAGACAATCTCGATGATAAGTCAAAACAGGAGGAACTACTCTTCGGCGACGGGCAGGGTAGCTGAGGTTCGCTTTATACGCGCAGCCGAGAAACTGAACTTCCAAGTCACTAAAGGAAGCAGGCGAGACGACGTCGAACTTCATATCGATTACTGGCTACAGCATAGCGGGGAATCTGTATGGGGTGTAGACGTCAAGGGGAATAATCTCCCCGACGAAATATGGTGCGAGTTCAAGAATGTGGCAGGCAACCCAGGGTGGATGTACGGAGGCGCTGCAATCATCGCTTTCGATATGCCTGAAGAAGGCGGGTTCAGCGTCGTTAGCCGCAAAGAACTTGCAGAGTACTGCGAGGAATTCGTAGAAGATGTATTCGTCTCTCATAAGAAAGACGCTTACAAGAAAAAGTACACGAGAAAAGACAGGGCAGATGTGATAACAAAGCTTAAGTTGTTGGACATCAAGCTGTTAGATTCCTACCGAGTATGGGAGTATTTTGACGATTATTGATTATCTTCGTCGTCCCTTTTTTTAAATTTTAAATCTTTTAAATCATGTATGATCCTTCACTTGTCCCATGGGGCGAGGTAGGTTATGCTGTCTATAAGCGTACCTATTCCAGAGCGTTAGAAAACGGTAAAACAGAAGAGTGGGAGGACACAGTTGATCGTGTGATCGATGCGTGTCGTGACCAGCTAAACGTAGGCTTCACCCAGTTCGAAGAGGGTGAGCTCAAGAAGATTATGATGGAGCTGAAAGGTACCGTTGCTGGCAGATTCCTCTGGCAATTAGGTACCAAGACTGTCGATAATCTGGGATTGCCTTCGCTACAGAACTGCGCGTTCGTAGTGGTAGATGACCCAATCCGTCCATTTACCTGGGCCTTCGAGATGCTTATGCTCGGTAGCGGCGTAGGTTACAATATCCAGCGCGAGAACGTATACCAATTACCAAAGGTGAAGAACAGGGTACGTGTTATACGTCAGAACGTAAATGACGCAGACTTTATCGTACCAGATAGCCGAGAGGGTTGGGTGGAACTGTTACGCCGCGTGCTGGAGGCTTCATTCGTTACGGGTGAGGACTTTACCTACGCTACACACCTTATCCGCTCTAAGGGGTCTCCTATCAAAGGATTTGGTGGTACCGCGTCTGGACCCGAAGACCTCGTATGGGGGATGGAAGAGATTAATTCTATCTTAAATAAACGTTCAGGTAAACGCCTGCAACCTGTTGATTGTCTGGACATTATGAACATTATCGGCAAGATTGTTGTCGCTGGTAATGTACGCCGATCAGCGCAGATTGCATTGGGTGATTGCGACGATATCGAGTATCTGCGTGCTAAGCGTTGGGACCTCGGTGGTATCCCGAACTGGAGGGCTATGTCCAACAACTCCGTAGTCTGTTCCGATATCTCTCAGTTACCTGAAGAATTCTGGGAGGGGTACAACGGGAACGGGGAACCATACGGGCTTATCAATCTCGATGCGTCACGACGTATGGGAAGAACCTTCGAGGTGGAGTACCCTGACCCTGACGTACAAGGATTCAACCCATGTGCCGAGCAGTCACTTGCCAATTACGAGACGTGCTGCCTTGCTGAAATTTATCTTCCAAACATTGAAAGCTACGAAGAACTAAAAAAAGTAGCTCGCTACCTGTACAGAATTAACAAGCATAGCTTGGGTATTAAATGCGCTATCAAGGAGACCGAGGATATCGTACACAAGAACATGAGAATGGGTATCGGGGTTACTGGCTATCTTCAGGCAACTGATAAGCAGCGCTCATGGCTGAGCGACTGCTATGAATACTTAAGATCATATGATAAAGAATACTCTCGACTGGCAGGATATCCAACATCCATTAAACTTACAACAGTCAAGCCATCTGGAACGCTTAGTCTACTTGCTGGCGTTACACCAGGAGCTCACCCTGGATACAGTGAATACTACATTAGACGAATCCGCATGTCAGCTGATAGCAGTCTGGCGATTACCGCCAGGAAGCACGGGTACCCTGTGGAGTACGTGCTGAACTTCGACGGCACAGAGGATAAGTCTACCGTAGTTGTAAGCTTCCCGTGTAAGTTCCCGAAGGGTACTACGTTTGCAAACGACATGAAAGCTATCGACCAACTGGAGGTTATCAAGCGC